ACTTCATTATGTTACCCTTGAGGTAGCCCTTGAAGTCTTGAGGGTGCATAGACGCTTTGATTGCTTCTATGGCTTCAATGGCTCCTAAGTTGTAGTGGTCGGGTTTAGTTACAGGATCTCCTTTGGTGGTCTTGTCGCTGGGGTGAAACAGCTTGCCGTACACTGGGGTACAGCCCTTGCGATTCTTGTCCCACTCCTCTGGTGTAGCGTTGTCAATACTCATGGTCTTCTTCCTGTATGTCACTGAACTTATCTAGGTTGTTCTTTATTCTATCACTAAAAGCCTCAACTACGTCATAAGAATTTATTTCTAGTATCTCCATAAGAGTAACTTCGTCTAGATTTTCTGCGAGAAACTCAAGAAGTTCATCAAAAGTTCTTGCCATACCGCCTCCGAAGGTACGTCATGCTGATGGGCATCTCATCAAACGCACCGTCTACTACTTCGTTAAACATCCACAGCCCAGACCAGCTACCGTTTGTTTGTGGGTTAAGGTACGTCTCGTCGTGCTGATAGAAGATGCCAGCAAACAAGGCAGTCATTCGCTTTCCACTTGCATCTCTGTCGAATGCGATGTCTCTGTCTTGTACGTGTCCCATAACACAGGACATGTGTTTCTTTTGCAGAAGTAACTTTGCATTGCTGACTGGCCTGCCCATGACCCCGCTAGTAAAATAATGACAATAAGCAACACCGTCAATAACAACTGGCTGAAGAAACGGATAAACTTCCCAGCCTTTGAGGTTGAGATCTTCATAGCTCATCAGCCCTTCTAGTTTAGGATCGCTTTCAACAGCACGATCAATACGATGTTCATGGTTACCAATAGTGAATACAAGTCTAGGCTTCCACATACGTTTCTTGTGCTTGCGCAGCCGAGCCTGTTCAGCCTTGATAACATCCATGAACGCCTGCATTGCTTCGTTACCAGCCTTGACATCGAGGGAGTACCTACGTCCCTCAAAAGACTTCTTACCAACGTCATAGCTAGATAGTGAAGGCATATCCCAGTGGTCACCGAGGTGTACGATAACATCAGGCTTTGTTGCTACGGCATATCGTGCAGCCCAGATCATGTGTGTCCACTCGTTGTCCGGTTTAACCTGTGTGTCGGGTATAACAAGATGCCTAGTCATTGTTTTCTCCTGCGTTTTCTCTTCCTTGTTTTACCATGCGTAGGATGGATAGGATTAGCTGTGTAGTCACATCTCCAATACCTAATAAGGTTCTGGAGAAAAAGGATAGGATCATCCCCTCTACTACGTTGCTTTGCCCAGTGAAGTATCTTACCTTCTGCAGAGTTACAGGATCTATGTAACACACGGCGTATATGTCCTGTGTTATGGCAGTGATCAAGTGCCGCTTCGTCAGGCTCACACCGCTCTCTACACAATGGGCAGATGTACTTCTGCTTTCGTAGTTGTTGAAGCCTGTACTCACGTATCTCACTCTGCTTCATCTGGAACTTTATAGCTATCGTCTTCTGATCTAAGAAGATACAGAAGCGTCAAGCTCTCCACCAACCTATCTCTGTCTAGGCCATTATCTTCGTATGTTTCTAGACATACGTTAAAAGCCTCCACTGCAGATTTACATGGATCTATCAGCTTGTCTGCTTTCTTTGGTCCTATTCCCCTTACACCTAGGATATTATCGACACGATCACCCATCAAGGCTTGCTTGTATATCCATAGCTCGGCATCCAATTTGTTAACTGGAGTTAACATTTTCTTGGTGTAGTCATATAGATTACAAGGTATTTGCTTGAAGTCTTTGTCCAAAGAACAGATAACACAATCGTATTCTAACTTTGCGGCTTGAATTGCTATGTCGTCATCTGCTTCTTTGTTATCAGACACAGAGGCATCCCATTCATCAATGAGATACTGTCGCAGTGCGTCTTTATGTACGGGTTTCCGTGCAGGTCTGTCACCTTTGTAAGGCTGAGATACAGCAACCTCGTCCCTGAAGTTGCTGCTGCCGGTAAGAAATACTTTTACCTGCAAGAGTTCTTGTTCATCGTATTGACAAGACAGATCGGCAAGGATTTCAGATATGTAGTTACCCATGGTTTGAGTAGCTATATTCTCTTCTTCCTCATCGCAGGCAAAGCCAACACGATAAACAAGCATGTCTCCATCAATGAGTATCACAAAGCCTCTTCTATCTCTACGAAGTTCTCAGAAGCGTACTCCTTGAGATCGGTGATGACGATTCTACGTAGTGTAGCAGAGCGTCCCTTCTTCTTCTGGTACTCCCAGTCGTAGTAAGACACAAGACATTTAGCCTTGGATCCATTGCCTACCACCACACCACCAGAGTCATCAGACCCACTGCGTCCCTTGAGAGATATCTCAGAACCTTCGATATCGAATGCCTTGTACTTGTTGTTTGACTTACAGGTTATGTAGTAACCACGCTCGTCCCCTTTGTTGCGAACAGAAAGACCCATGTCTTCCAGTGCTGTTACTGCTGCGTCAGACAAGCAAGCTAGATCGACTGTGTACTTACCAGCCATCTCGTTCTGGTGAGTCAGGAACGGATAGTACAACTCACAGTTGATCATTACATTAGCTTCATTAGACATAACTTTCTCCTTGGTTTGTTTTACCACTAATATTATACCACACTTTTAGATATTGGTTAATGGGTATCTGCCCAATTATTACCAATCTTGTATTCACCGTCCAACGGACAGTTTAGTTTCAGGGTTTCGCCAGCAAATACCATAGCGTTGACACAACTACGTCCCACAAAATCTGCATCTTCTGGATTGCACTCTATTTGCCACTCATCGTGTACTTGAGCCACCAGTTTGAAGTCTATGTTGTGTAGTAGATCATGCAGTATGATGACTGCTAGCTTCATTACCACAGCACCCGCCCCCTGAAGCAGAGTGTTTAATGCCGCATGTTCAGATCTTACTCTTATCCTCCTTCCATCTAGACCCTTGACAAATCCACTGCTAGCCTCGTTAGCAACAGTAGCCTTAAGATCCCTGAGAGAGCCAACACGAGACAAGAACTTTTTCCTAACGGATTGTCCTGCACTTCTCTTGACACCCTCTGAACAGTTCTCTCCACGAACAATAGCACCGATCTTCACATCACCAGCACCGTACAAGAAGGCATAGATAAACGTCTTAGCCTGTGCCCTTGTTTCTAGTCCTGCTAGTTCTTGGTTCAGTGTATGTATGTCACCTTCTAAAAGTTCCTTAGTGTAATCAGCACTGTTCATGTAGTGAGCAAGCATACGTAACTCAAGACCACTAGCGTCAGCGCCTACAAGTACCTTACCTTCAGGTACTTTAAACAAAGCCCTGCACTTATCACCGTACTCAGAATTAACTGATGGAACTTGTGCCATGTTTGGGTTAGAGTGGGACATCCTGCCTGTTACAGCACCAATGTGTCTTACTCTGCCGTGTATACGGCCATCCTCCTCAACAGCATTGATCCATGAGTCCACCTGTGACGCACGTTTCTGACAAAGAAGATACCTAAGTATTATCTTTGCCTCCGGTATGTCTTGCTTCTTGAGAGTAGCCTCGTCCACCTTTGGTTTACCAGATGGTGTTGACTCTGTCCACACAGCACCCTTATCAGACAGCCTTTCTGCTATCCGCTGGCGAGACCCTACATTGAACTCAGTGATCTTGTCCTTGAGTCTTTTACCTGTCTTCTCGCTGTACCTCTCTTGCACTATAGGTGGGAACACTTCCTGTAGGTCTTTCTCAATGCGTTTCATACGGGTTGTTAGTTCTTCATACAGATCCGCCGCACCTGCCTTGTCAAAACAAAAACCATTTTCCTCCTGCTGTTTACAGATTACGGCAATGTTGTGCTCTAGTTGTATGCAGTGGTTAGAGAAGCCAAGCATCTCTAGCTGATTGCGTAATGCGAAATACAGCTTCTCTGTCACATCAACATCCCGCTTACAGTACGTGATCATCTCGTCTGATAGTTTAGACCAGTCACTGTGGTCTCCTTTAGGAAAACCTAGCTTATGACCCCATGATGCAAGACTATGTCCGCCCTCAACGTCAGCATTAAATAACCTAGACAATACCAACGTATCCACTACACGATCTTGAAAGACAGTGATACCCCAGAGATCACGAAGCACAGGTAGGTCATACCCTATGACGTTGTGACCACATACATGACCACCTTTATTTAACTCCAGTAACAACGTGTCACTAGATGTATGGACTAAGTGATCCTCGTTTGGGCGTTTCGTAACGGCGCAATGAATCGTAGTAGGTTTCAAGCCATCCGCCTCTAGATCCAAGAACACTATATTCGAAGTAGGCAGTGTCTCGGCTGTCTTCTTCTGTTCCTTGTCTACCATTCTCCATCATCTCCATAGTCTCTTGCTGTGAAATAATCCACTGACCCATCTTGGACATTCTCTTCCTCCAAATCGCTAAGGCTAGCAAAGTTAATGTTACCTTCTGCAAATACCTCACTGTCTGAAAGATACCTACAGCACTCGTTACACAAGTCTACAAACTGATGCGATACACTGAACTTCTTAGTTAGTTCGTAGTCGTTGAGTATCTTGTCACATGCACGACACCTCACGACATTATCTCCGTCAGTCTGCCTGTATCCTTATTATACATCAATGAACAAGCAGGTCCAGTCTGTCCACTATACCTGTTCTTAAGTACCCTGATATTGGTTGTATTGCGCACCATAATGTCTTCAGCCTGTGCATTACGTTCTAAACCTAGGACTATGTCAGATAGCTGTGCAATAGCCGCACTGCCACGTAGCTGACCTAGGCTTGTATATGCCCCGTCTTCATGTCCCTTTCCTTCCGGCCTCTTTAGGTGTGAGACAACAAACATACTAATGTGCATCTCTTGGCAGAACATACGTAGCTTGGTCATTATCTCGTCCAATGCCTTGCGTTCGTCATTGTTCTCTTGATCAGAGACTAAGATAGATATGTGGTCAAGCACAATAGTCTTAACTCCCAGCACCTTGACCTGATACCTGAACCTAGCTAGCACATTCTCTATCTGATTAGATCCCCACGTATCCCATAGCACGACACGATCATCTAGGTTCAACGTGTCGAACACACGGTCCACCTCTTCAGGCGAGTAGTCACAGGAAGGTATGTGTATTGGCTTGTTTAGTTGTAGTCCTATTAGACCACGCGCTGTTCTGTCAGGTATCTCTTCTAGAAAAGCAAGACCTATCCTGTCTGTTGTCTGGCTAAGAATAGAGAACACAAGCTCCCGCATAAACGTAGACTTACCTAGACCAGAGCCAGCACATATAGTCACTAGCTCTGTGGGTCTAATGCCGAAGGTCATGTCATCTAGTCCCTTGTAAGGATACCGTAACTCAGCCTCTTCGAGTGGCTTCTTCAGTGCCTCACGTAGCTCACCGATCATTGTCATTCCGTCAGGCGTATATGTCTTAGCCGCCCACCACCTCTTAATGAAGTCATCCTTATCACCAGAACACAGATAGTCGCATGCGTCTTTGTGCTTGCCATGTTGGTATATACGTGCCTTGCCACCGAATATGTCGGCACACTCTACAGCGGCACTGGAACCTTGATCATCGTTGTCGAAACAAAAGATGATGTGATCGAAGTTATCGAGAAAGTCGAACGCCTTACGACAATCTGCCGCCGCACCATGAGCGCCATTACGGATAGACACAACAGGGTACTTACCACCAAACATCTGATACGCGGCGAGTGCATCGAACTCACCCTCGACAACGGTTATGTACTGACCACCCTGTGGGAACAGGTGCTGACCAAACAGTGCGGCCTTCTTCCAGTCACCTGAGATGCTGAACTTCTTGTCGGGTGTTCTAGTTTTAACTGCAGTTAACACACCGTTGTCAGTGTGGTAACCGAAGTACACGTTTCCTGCCTTCTGTGCTACCTGAAATGCCGCCATCGTCTGCGCGGTAAGACAACGATCCTGATACCCCTTGAATGGCTCTGAGAACAACGATCTATCTAGGCCACCCGCTGGTACTACTTTCTCCCTAAAATCGCTGATTTGCTCGCTCCCCGACGCGCTAGGGGTATATTTAGCACACGCGAAGCAGTACGAGGATCCATCATCATTGTAAGACAACGCATCACTAGAACCACAATCATCACACCTCTGGTGTAGTTTGACAAAAGCCATCAGTGAATCTCCATTTTGCTTGGCTTGATTAAGTCTGAGTAGATAGAATCAATAGCTTCATCATCTAGCTCAGCCAGTTTTAACACAAAGTAAGTCTTCACGATACTCGCAGCTTCTGTCAATGTAGTAAGAGCTACTTCTCGTTCGGCTATCTCTTTGATCTTTTGACTTCTATTCATATTAAATCCTTATTCTATGTACTAATACTAGTATTAATACATAGACTATATAACTATATAGTATAGTATACCACAAGTAAAAGAAAAAGGATAATTTGTATTTGGATTTTAAAAAAGATGAAAACTCTAATATATATATTAGAGAATCCATCCTTTTAAATCCTTTTCCTTCTCCATCTACCAACAGCATCTAACTCTAAACCGAACTCGGGGAGAGCTGTTTTTAGGCACGTTCTGTCTACCCCATGTCTACCTACTAGGTGCATGTCGAACGCCTCTGTTGAGGCGAATACCCGATGGCAGGATGGACATAAACACTCGCTTTCACCTTTAGGTTTGTACGAACGGTCTCTGATCTCTTGCACCATACTTCCTTGCGTGTTTTTTACGGTCACGGTGTGGACCTCCTTTGTGTTTGTTGTGTTTAGCAACTAGGTTATGTCTTCGAACGTAACGGCTTGTGTTCCTCGCCATAGTATTCCTCGTGTGTCTCCTGTAGTAAATGGTAAAACTTGTTCAGCTTACCGGATAAACGCAACTTATGTAGGGCTTCTCGCTCTATCTGACTAACTCGATGACGAGAAAGACCTAGCTTCTCACCTATTTCACTGTGCGTCATGTAGTACTTCACGATACATCTTTCTCCTCTAACTTCCACTCCCGATGTGGGAACTCGTTTTCTAGCTCCTTCATCAGGGCAAGAGCTTGATTGTAGTAACTCGCAGCCCATGTATAAGGCGATTCAGTTTGACCCTTGTAGGTCACTAGCCAAATTGTTGCACTCATACTTCAGTATCCGCCCACAGATCTTTGTCTGTGTCTACTATCATGGCCTCATAACTCTCGTAATCTTCAAGCCGTTGCCCAAACAGAAATGATTTAGCGGCTTCCTCGATATTGAAGTACTTCTCGTCCGGATTGTGGGACACATTGACACGGTAAGTCATCACTAACTCTACCGAACTTACGGTAACGGATATTTCGTCGAGGTAACCGGCTAGATAGTTAGCGGCTTGGTCTAAAGCACAGGTATTACCGTACACTCCGATGTAGTCATCAAGTAGCTGGATGATACGCTGGATATCTTTTACTTTGTCGTCAGTCATTGGTTTTCTCCTTTGATGTAGAACCAGAACAATATTATTAAACCACACACACAATACAAAATCAAGTCGTCTGTCATTTCACATGCTCCACGATAACTTTTTCTGTATCGAACTTGTAGCACAGAAGGCAGTCAATACACTTCTGCCCAGTGCAATTAGCCTCACCCGTGTACTTCTCGGTGACGTTGTTGAACACACGATGGAACCCGCGTGGTGGCACAGTCATAACACGATCCACTGCTGGATTGCTGTACACCAATATCATGTTAGGTGGTACATGGTCAATGTTTTGACGCACTATACGGGTGCGCTTAGTCCACAACACGAAGGTACGATCAGGATCAGATGCAGCGATAGCACACAGATTAATGAAGTGATTCTCGTTGATTAACTCACCATGACCGTTGTACCGGACATACGGAGACTTGAATTTGATTTTGTCAATAGGAACATCGCTAGCAAGAATGTCACTATTACGTTGAAAAGAGTCTTGACAATTCTTACGGTACGTGTTGAGCATATACATACTGTAGCAATAAGTACAAATACTATTAGGATTCTGTAGTGAATGAGCCTTTTTACAGAACTCATTCGTTACAGTGTTAGTGTTTACTGCATCTATGCCCTCTAGTT